AAGGGGATGCGCGATGGCGACTGACGATTACCTGGTGCAGCAGCTGCGAGCCTGGGGCCACGCGCAGGCCAACCGCTTCGCGCTGACCTACGCCGATCGCAGCACGCACGTGCTGGAGAAGGCCCGCGACATGGCGCCCGGCACCAGGGAGCGGGCGTTGCGCGACCTGGTGGGCCGGGATGGATCCAGCCGCCGACGCTTCATGGCCGACCGCAGCGGCGTCGAGGGCATGGGCATGCTGCCGGCGTGGGCGGTCGACCCCGTGCGGTCGACGAACGATGCCGACAAGCCGCACGAGAACCCGGAGATCGCGGTGGACATCGGTATCCCCGACGAACTGCGATGGGTCGAGCAGGCGTTGGCCTCGATGATGCGCCAGCACCCGCTGCGCGCCTTGGTGCTGCACACCGAGTACACGGTTTCAGCCAGCCAGGCGGTCAAGGCACGCATGGTGGCGGAGAAGTACGGCGGGGCGCTCTCGGTCTGGCAGTACCGCCGGGAGCTGCAGCGGGCGGTAGACTGGATGGGCGGCAGGATCGCAGCGTAATCAGGAGTAGTGCATGGTTCCTCAAGCGGAGAGATTTCAGGTTGCACGCAGGGCGTTGATGCTGCCTCACCGGAAAGGAGAGAATGAATCAATCGCGGAAGCCATGCATAGCATCATGCTCGTGATTGATCGCGACTTGCCGGCAGAGCTTTGCGACGATTCCGCGGCCATGCTTCGCGAACTGGCATCGCTAGTCTCTACCGATGGTGAAAGCCACCTCGAAAAAGCTGCCTCACTCTCGGACGACGATCGGATTCAGTTTTCGCGCCTCGTTGATGAACTGGCCTCTGAGTTCCTTCGGCTCGAAGCGCTCTCCGCTTGACAAGTTGCACAGACAGATGCCCTAATTCTGCAACTGTCAAGAATTGTCCCTGAAGCCCCGGCCCTGCGTCGGGGCTTCTGCGTTTCCGGGACTGCGCTTCCTGCGGGCGTAGGCCAGAGGTCCAGGCTGCCGGGCTCATAACCCGGAGATTCGCCGGTTCGAATCCGGCCCCCGCAACCATCCACGCCCGTCCACCCTCACCGGACCAATTCGCCGAGCCTGCCGGGCTGCGGTGACGGGCACCTATCGACCAATCGGGGAGGGCGTCATGCCGAACCGGATCAACCATGGAACCGACATGCGGGGAGAAATCATTGACGCGGTGGGGACCGCAGCCCTGAAGGTCACGCCGCCGGTAACGGTGGCCACGGCCGTCGCATCAGGGTTCACCTTGGACAAGGCGGTGCTGGTGCTGACGGCCATCTACCTGGTGGGCCAGATCGGCTACCTGGTGTGGAAGTGGATCCGCGAATGGCGCCAGGCGCGCCGCGGCGGGGTGATCGGATGAAGGGCAAGGTGATCGGCGGCAGCGCCGCGGCCGTTATCGCCCTGGCCGCCGCCGCGCTGGTGAAGCCGTGGGAGGGCTACTCGCCCACGCCGTACATCGACATGGTCGGTGTGGCCACCTACTGCTACGGCGACACAAGCCGACCGGACAAAGCGGTCTACACCGAGCAGGAGTGCGCCGAGAAGCTCAACAGCCGCCTGGGCAGCTACCTGACCGGCATCAGCCAGTGCATCAAGGTGCCGCTGCGCGAGCGCGAGTGGGCCGCGGTGCTGAGCTGGACCTACAACGTGGGCGTGGGCGCTGCCTGCCGCTCGACGCTGGTGGGCCGGATCAACGCCGGCCAGCCCGCCGCGAGCTGGTGCCCGGAGCTGGACCGCTGGGTCTACGCCGGCGGCAAGCGCGTGCAGGGCCTGGTGAACCGTCGGGCCGCTGAGCGTCGGATGTGCGAGGGACGGTCGTGAAGCGCATCGCCATCGCAGTCGCCGCCTTCGCCCTGTGGTCCGGCGCCATGGTCGGCGTTGGTTGGGCCTGGCGCAGCGACCGGGCAGAGGGCAGGGAGGCTACCCAGCGCGCCGCCGGCGCCGAGGCGGTCGCCACCCAGGTGAACCAGACCCGTGCCACCGAGCACGCCCAGGCCGAGACGCTGGCCGCCATTGGAGCAAAGCATGAAGAAGACCGCACTGCGGCCGAGGCCGTCCCTGCTGCTGTTGCAGCTGGCGTGCGTGATGGCAGCCTCCAGCTGCGCGACGACCTCGCCACCTGCAATACCGCTCGCCTGTCCCAAGCCGTCGCCGGCACCATCGAACGTGACCAGGCAGCCCAACTACGAGCAGAGGTCGCGGGCGCTCTTGTTCAAATCGGGCGAGACGCCGATGACCACGTCCGGGCCTGCCAAGCCGTGATCCGGGCGGACAGGGGCGAGCCGTGAGCAACGTCCTGCAGCTGATCCCCAACAACGCGTTGGCGGTCGATCAGCACCAGCTGGCTGCGCGCATTCGTGAGTTCGCCGACCGTATCGAGGCCGGGCAGTTCGGCGACGTGGAAAAGGTGGCCCTGGTGGTGGATTGCGCTGCAGGCGTGGATCACCGCGTCTATGGGCGGCAGTGCAGCGCTGCCGAGCTGGTGGGGCTGCTGGAGTGGTCCAAGGCCAGGATCATCAGGGGCGACTACTGATGGCACGGCCCAGCAAGTACAGCCAGCAGCTGGCCGACGCGATCTGCGACCTGCTGGTGGACGGCAAGAGCCTTCGCACGATTTGTTCCACGGCAAAGATGCCGAGCCGTTCCACGGTCATTCGTTGGCTGGCTGAGAACGAGGCATTTCGAAACCAGTACGCGCGTGCACGCGAGCTGCAGGCGGACACGCTGGCCGAAGAGATCTTAGACATCGCCGACAAGGCTGTGCTGGGCGAGCGGCTGAAGAAGGACGGGAAGGGCAAGGTGCTGGAGCGACAGACCGGCGACATGGTCGAGCGCTCCAAGCTGATGATCGATGCCCGGAAGTGGTACGCCGGCAAGCTGCAGCCCAAGAAGTACGGCGAGCGCGTTGCCCTGGATCACGGCGTGCAGGACAACCTGGCCGACAAACTGAGGGCCGCCCGTGAGCGCGCAGCTGGCCGGGAGTCCTGAGCAGGAGCTGGTCGAGGCGATCGGCTCGTTCCAGCACGACCCGCTGGGCTATGTGCTGTTCAACTTCCCTTGGGGCGTCAAGGGCGGCCCACTGGATGGCAAGAAGCTGCGCGCCTGGCAGCGTCGGCGGCTGGAGAAGATCGGCAACAGGCTGCAGGCCGGGGCCGCTGATGCTGGCGAGGTGATTCGCCAGGCCGTCGGCTCGGGCCACGGCATCGGCAAATCTGCCCTGGTGGCGATGCTGATCAAGTGGGCCTTCGACACGTTCGAAGACACCCGCGGCGTGGTCACGGCCAATACCGACATCCAGCTGCGCACCAAGACCTGGGCGGAGCTATCGAAGTGGCACGAAATCAGCCTCACCAAGGACTGGGCGACGCTGACCGCCACGGCGCTGATCAGCAACGCCCCGGGTCACGACAAGACCTGGCGCATCGACGCGGTGCCGTGGTCGCAGAACAACACCGAGGCGTTCGCGGGCCTGCACAACGAGGGCCGGCGCATCCTGCTGGTGTTCGACGAGGCTTCGGCCATCGCCGACAAGGTGTGGGAAGTGGCAGAGGGCGCGCTGACCGACCAGGGCACCGAGATCATCTGGGCCGCGTTCGGCAACACCACCCGCAACACCGGTCGGTTCCGCGAGTGCTTCCGTCGGTTCAAGGCCAGTTGGGACACCGAGCAGATCGACAGCCGCACCGTTGAGGGTGTGAACCTGGTCGAGGCCGAGCGCATGGTGCGCGACTACGGCGAGGACAGCGACGTGGTGAAGGTCCGTATCCGCGGCCTTTTCCCCTCGATGTCAGCCCGCCAGTTCATCGCCGAGGCGGACGTGGCTGCAGCCTACGGGCGGCACCTGCGGCCCGAGCAGTACAGCTGGGCGCCGAAGATCCTCACTCTGGACCCGGCGTGGGAAGGCGACGACGAGCTGGTGATCGGCCTGCGTCAGGGCCTGGCCTATCGGCAGCTGCGCACGCTGGCCAAGAACGACAACGACATGGCGGTGGCGGCGATCCTCGCCCAGCTGGAGGACGAGCATCAGGCCGACGCTGTGTTCGTAGATGGCGGGTTCGGCACCGGCATCGTGTCTGCTGGACGAACCATGGGCCGCGACTGGCGCCTGGTGTGGTTCTCGGGCGAGTCGGGCGACCAGGGCTGCCTCAACAAGCGCGCCGAGATGTGGAAAGCCTGCCGCGACTGGCTGAAGGAAGGCGGGGCCATCCCCGAAGACCCGCAGCTGCGCGACGAGCTGCAGGCACCGGAAACGGTGCCGCGCCTCGACGGCAAGCTGCAGATGGAATCGAAGAAGGACATGAAGCGCCGCGGACTGCCGAGCCCCAACCGGGCCGACGCCTTGGTGCTGTCGTTCGCATACCCCGTGATGCCCAGGCCGCGTTTCCCCGATGGGTCGCCGATGGAGCATCGCGACCACTCCGACCAGCAGGCCGGTGAACCCTACAACCCGTTGTCCTGAAGGAATCTCCATGTGCAACTCCGCCCCCAAGGTGAAGCCGGTGGCCGCAGCGCCCGAAGTGGCGCCCGAGTCGATCGACGATGCCGCCGTGAACGAGCGTGACCGCGAACGCCAGCGCCAGCGCCAGCGCTTCGGCGCGCGGTCGACCATCCTCGCCGGTGACACCAGCTCGGCGATGCCCACCGCGTCGGTCAAGACGGCGCTGGGTGCCTGACGCCATGTGCACCTCGCGCCAGATCATCGATCCGGGTGGCCTGCTGTTCGGCGACAAGACCGGCAAGTACGCAGACCCGCTCGGCATCACCAAAACCGCCGTGGGTGATCCGACCGGGCGTGTGCGCCGCGCCCGCAAGGAAGCCGAAGACGAGCGCCGCACTTACGCCAGCAGCGGCGTGTCCTCTGTGGCCTATCGATCGCTGGCACCGAACACAACCGCGCTAGGTGGAACGGCTCCGCGCAACACCGTGCTGGGGGGAGGCTGATGGACATGATGGAGCTGCGTGCGCACTGCCGGCGGCGCAAGAAGGCCATGAAGGACAACCAGACGGATTGGAACACCGACTGGCGTCAGGTGTCGGAGTACGTGGACCCAACGCGTGGTCGCTTCTACGGCGAGACCGACACGAAGCCCAGGAAGCGCAACCGGGCCAAGGTGATCAACAGCACCGCCACCGAGGTGCTGCGCACGATGTCGGCCGGCATGATGTCCCACATGACGCCGAAGGCGCAGCCGTGGTTCCTGGTCAAGACGCCGGACCCGTCGCTGTCTGAGCAGTTTGGGGTTCGTGTATGGCTGGACGACGTAGCGCAGCGCATCCGCGATGCCTTGGCCAGCAGCAACTTCTACAAGGCCATGCCGGTCGTCTACACGGAAGACGGGTTGTTCGGCACCGCGCCGATGCTGATTCTGGAAGACCCGCGCGAGGTGGTCCGCTTCTACTCGCTGACCGCAGGCACCTATGCGGTGGGGTTGGACGACCAGCAGCGTGTCGACTCGCTGTGGCGCCGGTACACGAAGACTGCCCGGCAGCTGGAGCAGCGCTACGGTGCAGACCGACTGCCGCGAACCGTTCGGGACTGCCTGGCCAACAATGGCGACCGCGAGTTCATCGTGGAATCGCTGATCGAGCCGAACCCCAACGAACGCCCGGGTATCGGGCCGCTGGGGCTGCAGGCGCCGCAGTTCCGACCCTACCGTGAGGTGGTCTGGATCGATGGCGTGGGCACTGCCGATCACGGGATTCTGGACATCGGCGGGCATTACGAAGCGCCGTTCGTGGTGGCTCGCTGGAATCCGGTGGCGGAAGACGTGTATTCCACCAGCCCGGCGGTCGACTGCTTGGGCGACATCAAGCAGCTGCAGTACCTGGAGGGCGAGAAGCTGCGCCTGATGGAGCAAATCTCTGATCCCACGCTCGGGGGACCGGAGTCGCTGAAGCGGTCCGGAGGCGCGCGCCTGCGAAAGGGCGGCATGGTTTACCTGCCGCAGGACTCGGTCAACGCCACCGTTGCGCCGGTCTACACGCCCGACGCCAGGGCGTTGCAGCAGATCCGCGAAGAGATCGCCACCATCGAGGCCCGCATCGAGCGGGCCTTCTTCTATCAGCTCTTCCTGATGCTGGAGGCGCTGGGCGACAAGACTGACCGAACGGCCACCGAGATCGCCACCCGCAAGGAAGAAAAGGCTGCCGTCCTGGCACCCACGCTGGAGTCGATCACGGATGAAGTTCTCGACCCGGTGATCGTCCGCGTGTTCCGCCTGCTTGAACGCGCCGGCCGCATCCCGGACCCACCGCAGGTGCTGGCGGACCTGCCTCTGAAGATCGAGTACACCAGCATCCTGGCGCAGGCGGCCAAGGCAGCAGCAGTCGGCTCCATCGAGCGCACGGTGCAGTTCGTTGCCGGCGTCGCCCAGGCAACCGGCGATCCCTCGGTGATGGACAAGCTGGACGCGGACCAGGTAGTCGACGAATACACCACTGCGGTCGGTGGCCCGGCTTCGATCATCCGCAGCGACGATGCGGTGGCCGGTATTCGTGCCGATCGCGCCCAGCAGCAGCGTCAGCAGCAGCTCGCCGCGGCCGCGCAGCCGCTGAAGGATGCGACCCAGGCACTGAAGACCGCAAGCGACACGGTGCCCGAGGAAGGCTCGGCGGCCCAAGCGCTGATTGATGCCATGCAGGGTGCCGCATGAGCCGGCCGGGTCGTAGCCAAGCGGACATCGACCAGGAGCGCCAGGAGCGCCAGCTGGCTGCGCTGGAGCTTCGCCAGCTGCGTGAGGACATCCGCACCGTGCTGGCGGAGCCTGTCGGGCGCCGTGTGGTCTGGTCGTTCCTGCAGGCCATGGGCGTGGACACAAGCGCGTTCAACACCAACGCCATGGCGCAGTCCCGCGCCATCGGCAGGCAGGAGGCCGCCCAGTGGTGGCTCCTGGCCATCCGCGACAACTGCCCGGAGCGCGAAGCTCAAATGCGCGCCGAGGCCAACAGTGCACTGAAGCGGCTGCAGTCGCAGTCGCAGCAACCAGAGGAAATCAACGATGTCGACTGAAACCGCCACCGAGACCAGCACCCAAAATTCTGGCGAAGGCGAGGGCAAAACCACCACCAGCACCACGGAACAGCAGGGCACCGGCGGCAGTGGCCAGCCGGCTACCGAGGGTACGGGGAACGGAGGTGATGCGAAGGGCACCACCAGCACGGGCACCAAGGACGAAGGCGGCGAGGCCGGCAAGTCCAAGGGCGACACCAGCGATGGCGCACCCGAGCAATACGAGGCGTTCAAGGTGCCGGAGGGATTCACCCTCGAAGGCGATCGCCTCGGGCAGGCCACCGAGTTCTTCAAGGCCAAGGGTTGGACTCAGGAACAGGCCCAGGAGGCCGTCGACCTGTATACCCAGATGGCCGGGCAGGACGCGGCGGCACTGCAGCAAGCCGTGGAGGCACAGCGCCTGCAGCAGCTGGAACAGTGGGGCGCGGATGCCAAGCAGCAGTTGGGCGCCAAGTACGACGAAACCGTCGGCCTGGCCACCACTGCGGTGAAGGCCATCAACGATCCCGAGCTGACCAAGGCATTCAACGATCTGGGCTGGGGCAACCATCCGACCATGATCAAGGCGTTCGCCTTCTTCGGCGAGTTCCTTCGCGACAGCAAGGTGGACGGTCTGGGCGGCACCACGACCAGTGGTACGCAAAGCACCGGTGACCGCATGTACCAGTACGCCGACCGCCCGGCAGCACGCCAGCGCGACTGAGCCACCACAACAACCCATCCCACGGCCGCCGATTGGCGGCTTTTTCGTATCCAGAGGACTGAACAATGGCAACTCTGACCCGTGATGTGCCGAACATCACCGACATCTCCACCCGCTACACCCAGGACGGCAAGCCGCTGCCGATCGCGGAGATCCTGACCAAGCGCAAGCCGGTCTTCCAGGACATCCCGTGGGTTGAAGCCAACACCACGAACGGCCATCGCATCGGCGTGGAAACGCAGCTGCCCGAGGCCGTTCTGCGCAAGCTCAACGCTGGCGTGAAGCCGTCGACCGGCAAGGCCGCCGACATCACCGAAGCCACCGCCGAGTTCGCGTCGCTCGGCCAGGTCGACAAGGTGCTGGCTGAGCTGTCGACCAACGTCTCCGACTTCCGCGTGAAGAAGAACGGCCGCCACATCGAGGCGATCGGCCAGAGCTTCGAGTCGCAGTTCTTCAACGGCTCAAAGATCCAGTCGGCCGGATTCGTGGGCCTGAAGGAGCGCTACGCCGACGCCACCGGCGACCTGTCGCGCCAGATCATCAAGCTGTCGGGCACTGGCAGCAATCTGACCTCGATCTGGGTCGTTGGCTGGGGCGATGACTCGGTGTATGGCATCTACGCCAAGGGCACCAAGGCCGGCATCCAGCACACCGACTACGGCGACGAACTGGTCGACGATGGCAACGGCGGCAAGTACCCGGCCTACCGCGACTGGTTTGCGCTTCAGGCTGGCCTGGCAGTTGAAGACCCACGTTGCATCGCCCGCGTGGCGAACATCAAGGTCGGCAATCTGAAGGTCGACCCCGAGCCGAACACCGAGCTGGTGCTGATCAACGAGCTGATCAAGGCGACGCACCGCATCGAGCGCCTGGAGAGCTTGAACACGGTGATCTACGTCAACCGCGACATTTACGAGTGGCTGGACATCCAGGCCAACAACCGCCGCATCCTGGCGCTGAAGCAGACCGAACTGAACGGTCAGCCGGTGAACACCTTCCGTGGAATCCCGATCCGCGTCAGCGACGCGCTTGCCTGGGATGAAGGCGCCGTCGCGTAACTGATCGAACCCGCTTCGGCGGGTGCTGAAAGTAAACCCACTCAACTGGAGCAAGATCCATGTCCCACATTGACGCACGCGCCGAGTTCTCCTCGGCGCAGGCGGTCACCGCGACCGCCATCTCGACCAACGTGATGAACCTGAAGGGCACCGGCCTTGCGCCGAATGCCACCGAGAATCTGGGCGCTCCGGCGATTACCTATCTGGTGATCGTCGCCACCCAGGCTGCAGCAGCGGCAGGCGCTGCCACGGTCGTCGCGTCCCTGGAGTCGGCCGACAACGCCGCTCTGTCCACCAACCCGAGGGTGCACTACGCCACCGGCGCCCTGGCACTGGCCGACATGACTGCCGGTGCGGTCCTGGCGGTCGTCCCGCTGCCGGCGGGCGATTACAAGCAGTACCTTGGCGTGCGCTACACGGTGGCGACCGGGCCGCTGACCGCCGGCGCCTTCAACGCGTATCTGACGCTCGACCCGAGCATCTGGCGCGTGTACGCAGACGGGAAGCCGGCCACCCCGGCGTCCTGATCGCACTACCTGCAACACAAGGCCGCCTTCGGGCGGCCTTCTTCTTTCTGGGTGAGCCATGACCTCCCAAGTCCAAATCTGCAACCTGGCCCTGGGCAAGCTGGCCCAGGACATCACGATCACCTCGCTGACCGAGCGCTCCAAAGAGGCGCGCGTGTTCTCGCGCCTGTGGGATCCGATGCGCGACCTGGTGCTGGCCGACCGGCTGTGGCCGTGGGCCATGAAGGCCCAGCGCCTGGCGGTCGCCGCTGAGGCACCGATGCCCGGTTGGGAGATCCGCTACTCCCGTCCGGCGGATTGCATCACCGTGCTGGCCATCACCGACGACCAGGGCATGCGCGCCGGCCGCCGCCTGTCGCGCTGGTGTGAGGCGCAGTTCCGCCAGTGCCACGGCATCCAGTTCGAGCAGGCGATGGGCACGGACGGCACGTCGCTGCTATGCGATCGGGCCGAGGCCTATCTGATCTACGTCGCGCGCGTGGAAGACCCGGAGCGCTACCCGGCGCACTTCGTCGATGCGCTGGCCTGCAAGCTGGCCGAGGAAGGAGCGCCGACGATCATCGGTGCCAATGGGTTCTCCAACAAATCCGGGCTGAAGCAGCTGTACCAGCTCGCGCTCAGCCAGGCCGCGGCGCACGACTTCAACGAGGCCGACGAGGACGGGCATCAGCCGTCCATGGCCCAGATGGCGAGGGCCTGACCATGGCACGTCTGCTGCAACCGAGCATGTCCGGCGGCGAGCTGTCGCCCGGGCTCCAGGGACGCGTCGATATGGTGCGGTACGCCATCAGCCTGAAGCGGTGTCTGAACGTCATCACCAAGCCCACCGGCGGCGGAGAGAAGCGGCCGGGCTACCTGTTCCGCGGCGGTGCCAAGCACAACGACCGCGCCACCCGCTTCATCCCGTTCATCTACTCGACAACGGTCAAGTACGCGATCGAGCTGGGAGACGGCTACATGCGGTTCTGGGTGGGCGGCGCGCTGCTGCGCAATGGGTCCGGGGACATCGTCGAGGTGGCCACGCCGTACACCGGCGAGGACATCTACAAGGTGCGGCACACGCAGTCGGCGGATGTGCTGTTCCTGGTGCACCCGTGGATCCCGCAGAAAGAGCTGCGCCGTCTGGCCGTAGACCAGTTCGAGCTGCGCGACTTCGAGTACCGGCGCGGGCCATTCCGCCCGTTCAACAACGACGAGGCCGCGCTGCTGGCCGTGTCTGGCACCCAGGGCGTGGTGACGGTGACGACCAACGTCCCAACCTTCACCGCGGAGATGGTCGGCTCGCTGCTGTATGCCGAGGAAAAGGAACTGCGCTCGGTGAAGCCTTGGGTAGCGGCGGAGAAGAAGGTGCCGCTGGGCGCACTTCGCCGCAGCGACCAGAAGGTGTATCGCTGCGTGAGCATCCCGACCGTACCCGGCGGTGCTGGAACGCCGTATTACGTCTGCGGCAGCGTGCGCCCGGTGCACGACAGTGGCCGCGCGTTCGACGGTCCGCAGGACGTGAAGTTCGACAACGTCAACGACTACGCCGTCGGCGTCGAGTGGGAATACGTACACGGTGGGTTCGGGATCATGAAGATCACCGCGTTCACCAGCCCCTTCGAGGTCACCGCCACGGTGATCGAGCGGATCCCCGACAGCATCGTCGGCAACGTGCCGCCGCCGGTAGCCGGTCCCTGGACCTTCAACGGCGACGGCACCACGAAACAGTTCTCCATCCCCGGTGCCACCAGCAGCAGTTACCTGGACTACCAGGTCAAGATCGACGGCGTGCCGGTGCAGTCGAATCCGTACTACCCCGGTGGCAGTGGCACCGGCGGCACCAGTGGTGGCGGCATCGGCCGCGGCGGCAATGTCGCGCAGGAGGTGCAGTGATGGCACAGGGCTGGACGATCGATCCCGGCGCGGACCTGATCAACTTCTACGAGGCACCGCCAACCGGTACCAACAACATCGTGGTGACCCAGTACGCGGCGGGCGCCGTCGGTGGCACCGATGTCTGGGCAGTCGGCGCCTGGTCCTATCGCTACGGCTACCCCGGTGAGGTCGAGTTCTTCGGCGACCGCCTGTGGTTCGCGGGCAGCCCGGGCGATCCGCAGACTGTGTGGGCGTCGAACATCGGCGATTACCCCAACTTCGGGCGCAGTTCGCCGATCGTCGACAGCGACGCGGTGTCGTTCACGATCAATGCGCGCCAGGTGAACGCGATCCGCGACCTGGTGCCGCTGGACAGCCTGCTGGTGCTGACGACCGGCGGCGAGTGGAAGGTCACCGGCGGACAGGACGCCGTAGTGACGCCCAGCACGATCGGGATCAAGCCGCAGTCGGCCTATGGCACCGGCGACCTGCAGGCCCGGGTGCTGGGCGAGTCGGCAGTGTTCCTGCAGGCACAGGGCCAGCGCGTGCGCGATCTGGCCTATCAGTTCGAGAAGGACGGCTTCCGCGGCAACGAGATCAGCATCTGGGCCGACCACCTGGTGCAGGGCTACACGTTCCGCGGCATCGAATACAGCACGGCGCCCTGGCCAATCCTGTGGATGCCGCGCACGGACGGTGTGCTGATCGGCTGCACATACATGCCCGAGCAGGAGGTCACCGGTTGGCACCCGCATGAAACCGATGGCGAGGTGCTGGACGTCTGTTGTCTGCCCGGCGAGATCGAGACCGAGGTCTACCTGCTGGTGCGTCGCTTCATCAACGGCGAATGGGTCCAGTACGTGGAGCAGATGGCCCCGACCCGCTACGACGATCCGCTCGACTGGAAGTACGCCGACAGCCTGCTGACCTACGACGGCCGGCGCCCGAACGGCTCCCCCATGACGTTGACCAGCACAGACGGGTGGAACGAGGGTGCCGTGATCACCGCCACCACCGGCGCCGCGATCTTCAGTGGTGCAGGCGACGTGGGCAACATCCTGCGGCTGGTCATTGGCGACAAGTACGTGCGCGTCCGGGTCATGGCATTTGTGTCGCCCACGGTGGCGACGGTTGAATCGATCGGCTCGGTGCCGCTGGAACTGCGCGGCGTGGCTGTGCAGGACTGGACCTATCAGCGCTCGACGATCGCCGGCATGGGCCACCTGGAGGGCAAGACCGTGGTGGCCCTGGTCGATGGCAACGTGCAGAAAGACCTGCAGGTGGTCGACGGCAAGGTGCAGCTGCAGCGTCCCGGCGGCGTGGTGCACATCGGCCTGTCGTACACCGCCCACATTGAGACGCTGGAGGTCAATGCCAACGGCGGCGACCCGCTGCGCCCCATGAAGAAGCTCGCCTTCGAGGTCGCGCTGCTGGTGCGCAACACCCGCGGCGTATACGTCGGCACAACGCTGGACACTCTGGACCCGATCGCACAGCGCGATTTCGAGAACTACGACGAGCCCACGGCCCCTTACACCGGCGTCCTGCGCAAGAACATGTCCTGTCGCTGGGGTGCGGACAGCGGCCATTTCCACATCATCAGCGACGACCCGCTGCCGATGGAGATCCTGTCCCTGATGCCCCAGGTGGTGGCGTCCGAATGAAGATCTCCGCAGAGCTGGTACCGGCCGAAGCTGGACACATCGAAGTGATCGCAGCCGCGGCACGGCCCGCAGATGTGGTCGAGCTATGGGCATGCGGCCGCACCACGCCGGCGGAGGCCCTGCAGCGCGGCCTGGCCGGGAGCGCCGAGGCATGGACGGCGATGGTGCGCGGCGTGCCGGTGTGCATGTTCGGGGCCACGCCGTACTCGATCCTCGGCGGGATCGGCACGCCCTGGATGGTCGGCTCGACCGGCCTTAATCCGCTGTCGGTCCAGAAGGAACTGCTGCGCCTGTCCCGCCCGGCGTTGGCACGCATGCAGCAGGCCTTCCCTTCGATGCTGTTCAACGTCGTCGATCAGCGCAACGAGGCCGCACAGCGCTGGCTGGATTGGTTGGGCTTCCACTTCCTCGCGCCGGTGCCGGTCGGACCGGACAGCGCCCCTTTCCTTCCGTTCTACTGGAGCGCATAACGTGTGCAATCCCGCAATCGCCCTTCTGGCGGCCACCGTTGTAACCGGTGCATACCAGGCCGATCAGCAGCAGAAGCAGGGCAAGGCCAACGCTCAGATCGCCGAGAACAACGCGATGCTGGCGCAGCAGGACGCCGACGCCAGCAACGCCCTGGCCACCCGCGAAATGGAGCAGCAGTCCTGGCGCACGCGCATTGCGCTCGGCCAGCAGCGCGCCGCGATCGCCGCCAACAACATCGACCCCACGCTCGGCACGCCAGCGGAGATTCTGGGCGAAACCGCGATGTTCGGTGAGGTCGATCAGCAGACGATCCGCATGAACGCTGCGCGGCAGGCCTGGGGCTTCAACGCACAGGCCCAGAACCAGCGCACCCAGGGCGAGCTGGCCCGCTGGAGCGGCAACGCACAGGCGACCGGTACGATCCTGGGCTCCCTCGCCAGCGCAGCCAGTATGGGGATCGGCGGTATGGGCAGGGCGGGAGCGGCCGGTGCTGGGAACCTGTCGTCCCAGGCCAACAGCATCACCATGCGCAACAACGCGCGCATTTCGCGCGGCTGGGGGCTGTGACATGGCGACCCTGATCCCCCGCACCAGCGGGCCGCAGGTGCAGGCCGAACTTGGCCCACAGGTCCGCAACACCGCACAGGTCGATCTGTCGCCGCTGACCCGAACCACTGGCGCGGTTGGCCAAGCGGCCGCCGATCTGTTCCAGCAGCAGAAGCAGCGCGCCGACCTGACCGCCGTCATGGAAGCACGACGCGAACTGTCGGACTGGGAAGGGAATACCTTCAACCCGGCCAACGCTGACGGCATCGCCAAGTACCAGGGCAAGAACGCCCTGCAGGCGCACGACGCGCTGCTGGGTGATCTCGACCAGCGTGTGTCGTCCATCCGCAGCCGACTGTCGCCCGAGCAGCAGCAGCGGTTCGACCAGGTGTCGTTCTCGTTCCGCGACTCGGTGCAGGGCCGGCTCAACAGCTACGCCGATCGCGAGTACAGCGCCTACGAGGCCACCGAGCGCAAGGCTACGATCGACAACATCGGCCAGGACGCGGTCAGCGCCGGCATGTCCGGCGACTTCGGCCTGGCCGACGTTCGCCTGCAGGAGGCTGTCGGCATCGCCAGTGCCGCCTACCAGACGCAGGGCATGGGGGCCGAGGCGATCAAGGCCAGCGAGCGCGGCATCGTCTCTTCCGTGCGCAAGCAGACGGCCACGGCGATGGTCACCCGCGACCCGTTCGCAGCGGAGGACTACTACCACCGCTATGCGGACCAGATGACGCCGGAGGATCGCGCGCAGGTCGAGCGCACCCTGTACCCGGTGGTGAAGGACCGCGCGGCCTACGAGCTGGCGCAGTCGCTGGCCGATGGTCGTGGTGCTGGCGAGCCACTGCCGGCGCCGGAAGCGCGGGGCGTGCCTTCGGCCGCGGTGGCCAAGGCGATTGATGACGCAGCGAAGGCCGAGGGACTGGATGCAGCCGGCCGCGCGGACCTGTATGCACTGGCTGAGCAGGAATCTGGCTTCCGACCGGGAGTGGTGAACCCCGAGGTTCTGGACGACGGCGACCAGGCCACCGGCCTTTTCCAATACCGTGCCACCAGCGCCGGCGGCATCGATCGCAAGGACGCCACCGCCTCGGCCCGCCGGGCCGCGCGCGAGTACAAGGAGCGGCTGGCCAAGGGCGGCCGGGCCTTCGCCATTGCGGCGCACTTCGCAGGTGAGGGTGGCGCTGACGCGGTGGTGAATCGAGGCCGCTCAACGCAGAACCCGAAGACGGCGCTGTACGTGCGCGAAGTCATGGGCCGCTCCGCGCGCTGGGCGTCTGCTGCAGGGCCGGACACGGCGTCCAGGGTGCCGGTCGCTGCCACTGCAACCGCCGCACCCTCGACGCTGGCCGATGCCATCGCCGCGATCCCGCGCACGATGCCGCCGGATCAGCGCGCTGCTGCTGAGGGCTATCTGCGCGACATCTACGCGCAGCGCAAAGACAGGCTGGAGCAGGCGAAGAAGGCTGCGGCCATGTCGATCTACGACAAGGTGGCTGCCGCCGGCGCGAGCGTGCCGCTGTCGCAGGTTCTGGCTCCCGCGGAGCTGGCGCTGATGGGACAGGACCCCGCGCTGTATGAGTCGGTAAATCGCTATCGAAAGATCGTCGCCGAGGGAGCGACCGTGCAGGACGATCCCGCGACGCTGGAGAGCATTCAGCGCATGCAGGCGCTGCGCCCCAATGAGTTCGCCAAGCTGCCGCTCGGCCAGTACGCCGACAAGCTCAGCGGCAAGACGCTGAAGTCGCTGGCCGAGGACCAGACCAAGGCCAACGATCCATCGAAGCGTGCCGACTGGATGAACGAGACGGACCGCCGAGATCGCGGTTACCAGATGCTTGGCATTGCAACTGAAGGCGATGCCGCTGGGGAAGGATCCAAGAAGAGCAACGAGTCCCGCGCCGCGCTTCGCGGGGAATTTGCCATCGCCTACCAGAACGCACAGACGGCGTTCGTGCAGTCCACCGGAAAGAAGCCGACCCCTGAGCAGGCCGATGTTCTGCTGGCGGCGACGGCCAAGCAGTTCGCCCAGAACCTGCAGGCTGGCCGGCTCGGTGCGATCCAGGAGAAGGACGGCAAGTTCAAGAGCAACCCGAAGGTGAAGGTGGGCCTCTACAGCAGCGCCGCGCAGTTCGACCTGCAGGTGAGCCAGGCCGACCGGGACGCAGTTCGGGGTGCATACGCCGACAAGTACGGCCGGCCGCCGACCGATGCCTGGGTTACGCAGTACCTCGCCCGCAAGAGCCAAGGAGCCAAGAAGTGATCGACAACGTGCTGGAAGGCTTCGACGAACTGTCGGACGAGATCGAGAGCAATCGGCAGGTGACCCTGCGTAGCGCCTACACCGGCACCAGCCAGAAGCCGGAAGAGGCCGCGCGCGCGAACCAGCTGTCGGACCAGCTTGGCCAGCCCTTCGGCGTGGTGGCGGCGAACCTGGGCGATTACGAGCAGGACGCCCGGCGGCAGGAGATCGACGACGCCGGCCGGGCATCGCCGCACGTGGGCGACTTCCTGAGCGATCCGCGACGCATGTCACTGGCCAGTGACGAAGCCCCGAAGCTGGCCACCTATGCCAACGCGCTGGTGACTGGTGAGGCCCGCGCCACCGCCGAGCCGAACATCTTGGAGCAGGTCATCGGAGGCATCGTCAGCGGCTGGCAGCGCGGCAAGGCCAATGCGCTTTCCCTGCTGCCCGATGGCCCGGCGGTGATGGATCCCGCGACCGGGCGCCTGACCACCGACCGTTCGGCCGAGGAAGCGGCGTTGCGCGCAGACCAGGAGCGCCGGGCACAGGCCGCAGACGTGACCAGCGCCAGCACCGAACGCGGGTTCCAGGCCTTCGACCGGGCGAACAAGGCGGGCAGCTTCAGCGGTGCTGTGCGGGAGCTGGCCGGCGGCGTCACCGACACGCTTGGAGCCATCGCCGTCACCCTGGGCCAGTC